ACTAAGCAATCCACAACTAGGGACTTGATTTCAGAAATATTTTCGTAAATCATATCTATAGTAAAGAACAATAAAACTATGCCTTGGAAACCAGGACAATCGGGCAACCCTAAAGGCAGACCAGCTGGGGTTGGCAACGCAACATCAGAATCAATTAAAGAAACCTTTGCTGCCTTGCTTGCTGGACACGAAGATAAACTACAGGATGCTCTCCAGAAGGTCTATGATAAGTCCCCTGCAGAATTCCTCAAATACTGGATTGAAATATCCACTAGGTTCGTGCCTCAGGTATCCCGGAAGGAAATAACGGGCAAGGATGGCCAGGACTTCAATCCGATTAACATAGTCCTCCCCGAAAACAAAAACGACAAATCATGACACAAGAACAAACACTTGGACTTATCAGACACTTCTTGTCTGGACTAGGATCAATAGCCATTTACAGAGGCTGGATCGACGAAGCAACCGCTCTTGAAGTAACAGGAGCTTTAATGGTGCTCATCTCTTTCGGTTGGTCATTTTGGGCTAAAAGAAAAGCCTAAGTCTATATGGCTAAGCAGTTTCAATTCCTAGATTCTTATGCCCCGATTTTTTATGAGGATAAGACTTATTGGATAATTTCCGGGGGCCGTGCATCGGGAAAATCTACAAATATAGCTGCTTACTTCGTTATGAAGTTAATGGGAGATGAATACTTTAGGGGTGTGATCGCAAGGTATACTCAGCGTGCCCTAACAACTTCGATCTACAGAGATATCGTAGACATCATTAACGACTGGGGCATAGCCTCTTTCCTCGAGGTTAAGGGTGATGAGATCCGGAACATCCGCAACGACAACATGATCATCACCCACTCTATGAAACTGCAAGAGGGCACGATGACTGCTAGAGGTAAGGGTCTTGCCAGAGTCTCTGCCCTGTTGGTAGATGAGGCAACCGAACTACCGAACGAAGTGGAATACGTGAAACTCATTGACTCTTTTAGAACCAAGGGCATTGACCGTAAGATATTCCTCCTGTTCAACCCGACCTCTAAGAACCATTGGATATTCCGAAGGTTCTACAACCCAGATGGCACACCCAACCCAAGATGGGCAGCAGACCACGGGTATATCCACACGACTTACCACGACAACGCACACAACTTAGATCCTAAAAAGATCGACGAATGGGAAAGATCTAAACTAGAAGACCCTGCTTATTATGACCACCACATCCTGGGTAAGTGGGCGGACATCGGAGAAGGGAACGTGTTCAAAACTTGGAAGTTCGATTGGAATCCAGACCCAGAAGCTGAGGAGATTTATGCTATCGATTTCGGATTTGCGTCAGATCCTTGTGCTGTGATCCGTGTGCTTAAAAGGGGCAAACGACTTTGGATCGAAGAGTTAGTCTACGCCTCGGGGTTAACCAACCAAGACCTAGCAGATGCTCTTGAGGCTAAGGGTGTATCTAAGACTGCCACCATTTATGCAGATTCTGCAGAGCCGAAGTCAATTGAGGAACTTCGCCGACTAGGATACAGAAACATAAGGGCGGCAGCTAAAGGTCCGGATTCAATTAGGGCGGGCATCAAGAAACTGCATGGTTTCGAGATCCATGCCAACCCTGCTTCCAAGAACTTACTGAATGAATACCAGTTCTACAGTTATAAACCTGGGACTGACAAACCGATTGACGACCACAACCACCTAATGGATTCGCTGAGATATGCGCTAAGCAAACACAGGGATGGACCAGTCATCGCTTTACCAAATATGAGATAACATGGGCAAAAGAAAAAAACAACATAGAAAGAGAGTGCAACAGAGAAATGCACAGAAGACCAACCAACAGAAGGCAGTGCTTAACCACTTAAAGGAACTAGGGATCACACCTGCCCAAGCACTGCAGATGATACAGAAGGGTGAACTAAAACCGAACGACGAAGTAGTCTTCGGGCCTAAAGAAACTGAGCTTGCCTCACCACAGCATACTACAATGCTTCCAGAGAGTCAGCGAGTAGCTTCGGCAGATGGCTTGGTCGATGTTCGCACAGGATTGGTAACTCCTTGGTCGGAATCGGGATCCGACAATGACCGCCCTCAGGATACACAATCATAAGAGTTTTAAACCACCTACCATTGTTTGCCCATATTTGGTAAGCAGCACGGACATATGAAGCATATGGGGGCAAGTGCTTTGGTTCGCCCCACATTTGTCTAGCCTTTTCGAAGTCGGCATAAGAGATTGTGCAGATCATTTCTTAGATTTCTTTGGGGTAGTCATCTTATCCACCGCCTTGGCAATGCGGACAACTTTACGAACCTTGGTGGCAGACTTAGGGTCTACCAAAGATATTAAGTCGATTAATTCTTTCATGATTAAATAATTACTTCGTAGATACAAAATTCGTTATGCCCATTAAGGTAACCACCAAACAAAGAACCTAGTGGATCTGAAGGTATAAACGATTGATAATTGGGGTTACGAAACACGTGCATGATAACTGCTTTAGCCCCGATTGATTTAGCAGCTTCGGGTCTGTGCGATTCAGAGTGCTGTGTGAACCCCTGCTTGAAATACATTTGAGCCCCTTGGGTTTCGAATTGTTCGTAAGTATCGAAGAAGTTTAAACGGGCTTCGTTATACAGCCAGTTAACCCATAATACTTTTTGTTTGTCTTTCTTACAAAGTCTAACTTCACCCTTTAGAATATTAACCAAGGGTTCTTTGAGCATTAATTGTGGATGGTACATTTTGCTATTATTTTTAATTATACTCTAAATATAAGCACACCCCGCGGTATAAAAAAATGAAATCTAAGAAAGATACATACTATAACAATAAATCCCATTTATGCTTTACACATTCGAGAACCTCAACGTAGGTCAGTATCAAAGACTTATATCCTTAGAGGAAAACCAAGATCCTATAAAAGTAGTTGAAGCCTTAACGGGCAAAACCAAAAGCCAACTTACAGTTAAGGAAATCGAAGCAATAAAAATCGGTGACATGAAACCCCCTGAGATAGTAGGTTTAGATAAGTTCTTTATTATAGATGGGGTTGCATTCGGTAGGGTTAATATGGAAAACTTGTCTTATGGTGAATTCGTAGATCTTTTAGAATATGCAAAAGACCTTAATAAAAACTTAATAGAGGTAGTCTCACTTATGTTTAGACCTATAACTAAATTTGATACTAAGGGTTTAGTCAAAACCAAAATGGCAGATTTCTATATTAAGAAAAACAAATCCAAGAGGGCATTGAAAATTTTGGATGGCATTGAATACGAGATAGAGGTTTATGATCCCTTAAAGTGCGATCTCAGACATAATGTTGTAAAAAGGCTACCCGCTGCAGCAGCCCACTGGTGTATAACTTTTTTTTTGAACTTCTTGAAACAGCACGAGATAGATTCCCTCAAATTTTCGGAGAGGGAGAAACTGAAGTTTCTGAAACAGATGCAGGAGAAACTAAAGGAGATTACCTCCAAAGAGGAATAGCCCAAAAGGACATGAGCGGCTGGAACTGGTTCGCAGTAGCATGGCGTATATGTGGTGAGAACACCAATGAACTAGAAGATGCATTCCGCCAACACTGGTTGCACAACCTAACAATCCTGGCTTACTTAACTGACAAAGCCGAAGCCGAAAGACTGGAGCTAGAACGCCAAAAACTGCTACGTTAGAAAAATTTATCGTTTTCATATTTACATCTATGGTAACAACTCAACTACAAATCAAAGACCGACTTGCTCAGACTTGTGCATCCCACAAAATGGTCAGACAAGTTGTGTATGGGTTTCTAACTGACGTAGACGATCTACCTGAGTTGGACCCACCTACAATATACATTGTCCCCGGTCTAACCACAGTCCCAAGGGATGGCGTATTCCAACTGAACTTCCAGCTCATCTGTATGGATGCCCTGCTACCGGATAAGTCTAACCTCGAGGATATCCTCTCAGACTGCCATGGTATCTTAGTGGACATTTATTCTAAGCTGCTTTACATAGATAACAACGACACTTGGTCGATACAAACTGGAACTACGTTCACTCCATTCCAGGAACGAACCAAAGACTACTTGGCTGGTTACACAATGAGTCTAAACATATTAACCTTCCAAAGCAATTGTCTAACAGAATTACCATTTAACTAATGATATTAGAATTAGACCCAAATAAGTATAAGCAGCTTGCAGATTTCTTTTTCAAGCAAGCACTTGCCCAATCGGGCATGGCAGACAATGGTGGTCTATCTAATTCATTAGAGGTAACAAAAGAGGAATCAGGAGATGGCTACAAGTTTATCCTGAGTTTTAACGAATACGGTATATTCCTTGACCAAGGGGTTAAAGGGGTTAAGTCTTCATCTAAGGCACCCCAATCCCAGTTTGGTTTTAAGGCAAGCAACAAGGGTATATTCAACGTGCCAGGAATTGGTCTTTCCATGAAGCAAAGAGGTGCAGTCTACTGGTATGGGATTAAACCATACCCTTGGGTAGAGAACTTCTTAGCCTCTTTGGGTGAAGCACTGGAAAGGGATATAACCGACGAAATGGTGGAAAACATAACTAGCTCTGCTATATTCGATCAGGGCACAGTTACACTAAAAGCACAACTATAATATGGCATACACAACTACAGAACCATCTAACGAGTATCTTCCTTCGGAGAATATTGCTTGGTTTACGGCGGATTCTACAGACAAGAGTGAGAGTTCGTTTGTCTACAGGTATAGACTTCAGCTAACCGACACTGACACAGCCTTTACAACGGGCACGACCGGATCGGATGTAGTCGGCACCTTCCGTGTCCCTCCAAGACCAGTTACAGGGGTTGGTAACTTTTCACCCATGGCGGTAGCCAAGACTTATGTCACTACCCCATTGGAATACCCTACCGATGCTGGGACAACAGGAGCTGGGATTAAGAAATTCCGTATTGTATACGGTCAAGAATACGTAACCACCTCTGGTGCAACCGGGATGGACAGCGCAACAGGCGGAACTCACTATCTTTGGAACGCAATTTTGTTAGATGAGGATTATCCAACTTACAACCAAGATAGCTACATACTGCAACCGGGGTTAACTGGGGTTAATTTCTTAACCGATGGACCGAACACAAGATGCACACTTACCAACGACCTGCTTTACACAGTGGTTGGAGCATCCGCTGGTTTTATCAGAGACAAAGATGATCTTATCCAGCCCTCTGCTGCTCAGTTTTTCCAAACCCCTTCTAACTTTACCAATTACTGGCAAGAGATTGTAGGTTTGGACACATCAGGTTCAGGTTGGACAACTATAGGCGGTAATGGTATTAGACCAGATTATACTGTAATCGGAACTGGTGAATACTCACACTACCTTACCCCTAACACACCGATCGGACCAGTATCCGAAGGTGCTGTTATTAATGTGTCATTGGCTACCGCAACTGGATGGGCTGGCGTTGCCACTACTAACGAAATGTGGCTAATGGGTCTAAACCCAGGGGATACCGAACCACAACCCATTGTAGTAATGTCAGAATTTGACAATGGAGGTTTTATTCAATACACGGTAAACAGTTATGTGGCAACCCAAGATTGGGATTACATTGGTTTCGTTTGGAAGGATGTCGGTGAGGCTTCAGCCCCTATCATCAAACAGGTAGACACTTGGAATATAGATGGCAGATCTGCTTATTGGAATGTCTTACCAACCGGTGCAACTGCTTCGACCCAATATCCTATCGAAACCAATTCAGATCAAGTTCGCTTTGCTTACCTAAACGTGGGAACGGCAGGAGCTGGAGTTACTGGAGGCTTCTCAGTGTATGTGACTGATGCCAACGGCAACACACTAACAGAAACCATTGCATATTCAGAAGACAATTGCGATGCTTGTTCTAACTGCGATAAGATAACCCTAACCTGGCTTAACTCTCTTGGCGGATACGACGCATACCAGTTCAATTGTTTATCGGGCAAACAACTAGATGTTGAAAGAACAATCGGGGAACGAACCTTAACCCCGGGGTATGTAAAAGGACAACGTGGTAGGCTTAACACTGCTAACGTGGCAACCCGAAGTAAGGTGGTAAACACAAACTACGAAACAGCGACTACAATCGATTGGCTAGAATCCCTCTTTATGTCTCCGGATGTATATGAGGTTCAATCAGATGGCACGTTCATTCCGGTAATTGTAGATACCAACTCTTACTCACAGTTCGTAACCCAGGATAAACTCAAGATAGTCGAGTTTGGCTATTCTTTGGCTTATAATAGAAAATCTCAGATTCTGTAATGATAGAATTACTACTGACTAAAAAGACTAATGTTTATAACTACTTTGTTTCTGGCTCTGGTGTTGCCCAGATTGGATCGCTGGTTAGAACAGACAACGAGAGTGGTTACTCTTTGGATCTGTTCGAGAATGAAAGCATTCCAATCACGTATGAAATCTCTGACATCAAGGATGCTTCCATAAAAAAGTCGCCTTTTAGCAAGAACTTCCTAATTCCAGGCACTAAGCGTAATTCTATAGCAATGGGTTATCCGTATATGATTTCTACGGATGAACCCTTTAAGATTTACAATGGGGAAATAGTTAATGGGAACGAATGGCATCTCCCAGTTCAGGAAGCACAGCTTTACATAGATGGTATACTTGCTTTCACTGGACAATTGGAACTCACCAAGGCAGTTATAGCCCAAGGCGAGGTTAACTCCTTTGAGGTTAACTTCTTGGCAACCCAGATTAACATTTTCGATGAACTGGAGAACAAGAATATGAGGGAACTGAATCTGTTCAGCAACTTCATCACCAAGGGCGAAGAGGTATACGACATGTTCAATGCCTTATCTTCGGATGACACGTTTACAGTAGCTGGTTCCACTTACAGCGGCTTTACCCTAGCTTATCCAGATTGGGGATTCCAAGCAGCTGGGGCTACGGCAGCTTACGACGACGGAGTTCAGGTATATGCAACTACAGGAAAGACAAAGATATTCACAAACAGCGCCACCCCTCCTACAGATGTTAACGATATAGGTCTGATCGTGGGATACAACTTTACGTTCTATGCGTTTGTCAAGTATCTCTTAGACAATATCTTCGATGGACTGGACTTCAACTACGATTCAGCATTTTTCGAATCAGAAGACTTTAAGAAACTTATTCTGCTCTGCTACGATTCAAGCGAACTACCCAGCAACACAGCGGTTAAGGTCTTTGGATCCAACCCATCAGCAACCACATACTTCGACGACCAGATTCCAGCTGGAACCCCAGTAGCACCACAGCCAGTCACGAACTGGATTAGCAATATGAGTGGCGACGGGGCAGTGCCAGCGGCATCTCCATTCAACGCTAACGAAGGTCTGCACAACCCGTTTGGAGTTTGGGATGCAGACTCTGGTATACTTAAGTTTAACCGAGCAGGTAATTACAGCATTCAGATCAAGGCAGTGGTCGATATCAGATTCGGTTGGGATATGCTCTATGGTGGATTCGGTGCACTATGTCCTGGTGGAACCCCACAGAACAACGTGTATGATTGGGCTACTTATCCACTCTTAGCAGCTGACTCTAGAATTTACTTCTACAACCAAGGTCGTAATATCACATACACCAGAGACATCTCGGGGTTAACTATGACCTCAACCTCTTTGGCAACTCCTAACACTTATACCAAAGCATCTGGCACTCACTATCAATGGGAATCATCACACGATCTGTATACCACTCCCCTGACATTCACCATTAACGCCCAAGCAGGTGATGAATGGAAATTGTATATGGTTACAGACTCTGATGACTATTGTGCAGCTCCAGTAGGTGTTGGTTGTTCTTCGTTCCCAATTGGGGAACGCAAATACGAAGCAGCACTGGATGTAATGATGGTGGACATTTCACCTCTATATCCAAACTGGAACCAAACCATTCCTGATATCACTCAGAAGGATTTCTTAGTCGGACTAATGAAGCACTTCAACATTTACAGTGAGGTGGCACCGAACTCCAGGATCATTACAATGGAGCCAAGAGATATCTTCTACAACCAAGGTAATGTCCAGAACTGGACCAACAAGATAAACATAGCTTCTGTTAGACAAATAGAACGCACAGACCCACCATTAGCAGTGTTGGCTCGAATGAAAGCCACTGACAACAGCGAGGATATTAAGATACAAGATACAACAGCGGATAAACTAGAATATGGTTCTTACAAAGTGTTCTTAGAAAATGGTAAGGACCAAGAGCAAACCATTCAATCAGATTTCGGTTCTATGACTCCGCTTTCTATGAACCACCTACAGATAACTGGATCTACATCTAAGCTTATCCAGACTCAAGAAACTTATGATGGGGTTACTTACACTTGGAACGTGCCCAACCCAGCACTCTTTGCTATAGATGATGACGGGACTAAGCAGATCACAGAGCAATCTGATATGTTCTTGGGATATAGGCCAAACCTAGTTAAACCAAGATCTAAATATCCTATAGAGCAACTACAGTATCCACACTATTTCTGCCCTGGTGCTACCGGATTTACAGAAAGTCTGATTACAGCAACTGGCTCGCCACGATGCGATCACCTTTGGTCTTTATCTTCTATCGGTGGAACCGGAACGGATGTAAATTTCAGGGAGACCAGAACCAGCTGGCTATCAGGTGGCGACACTCCTCCAGTGTTCAATTACATCCAAACAAATTACGAACAATACTATGAGAACTTCTACCTCAACCTTAATGACCAGAAGGTTCTCTCAGCAGAAGTCAGATTACAACCTGCCGACATTGCTCGTTTTAGTTTCAGGAACCCCGTATGGATTACGTTCCCAAATGGGGATGGCGATTATTTCATTGTTAACTAAATCCAATATGATCCAACAACAGTGGGTCCATCAAAAGTGGAACTCATAACATTTAATAAAGAGTATTACAATTTCAGCTATACCTCTATTGGTCCAGCTGGTCCTCCGGGACCGGATACCGATATACCAAGCGACGATCCGCCAGATTACGCACCACCACCAGATCAGGATAGTCCTGGAGGTGAATATCCAATCGGTGGAGTGCCGCCTTCGACTTAAGAAAAAAATTAAAGAATACTATTTAAGAGTATGTCACAGTATAACATAGACATTAACATTGATGTAGAATCAGCCAGTCTTGGGCAACTGGAAGCGGAGTTAGGGAGACTTAACGACGAGATAAAAGAGATTCCAAGGGGAACCAGAGAATTCAATAAGGCAGCATCCAATATTAAGAAGGTTGGTGGCGAAGTTGAAAAGGTTGGTAAGCAATTGCAAAAGGCCGACATAGGTCAAATAGCCGGAGACTTTGCTAAAGTTGGTGCAGCTATTGGTGCAGCCGGTATCTTGTTTACTCAGTTTGGCGAAGAGGGTTCAGCATCTAACGAAGCAATCCAAAAAACCTTAGAAAGAACACAAGCAATATTAGGTCTTGTTGCTTTAGCAGAAGGTGTGGTATCCGCAGCCCGTTTAGCCTCAGCAGCAGCAACTAAAATACAAACAGCAGCACAGAATGCTGCTAACGCTGCTACAGCAACAGGTGTTGTAACGTTGAATACATTAAAAACAGCTTTAATTGCTACTGGTATAGGTGCATTTGTAGTTGCTTTAGGTTCGCTAGTTGCTTATTGGGATGAATTCAAAGATGCTATATCCGGGGGTGAATTAGCTCAAGCAAGATATGATTTCGAAGCTTTCGGCTCACGTATACAAAAAGTGGCAGCAGATCTTGAAATACAAGAAAAAAAATATGAGGATTTAATAAGCAGAGGTGTTGACGTTGAGGATAATATTAACGATTTGATTACCACACAATTGGATTATAATGTGCAGTTAGCAAGGTTAATCGATCAAAGGGTTGCCATTTTAGAAATTGAAAGAGATGCTACAGCAGAAAATACAAAAGAGAGGGAAGAAGCTGAAGCTAATTTAATAAATGTTCAAAAAGAAGGAGAATTATTACTTATAGAGGGCGCCAAAAAACAAAACGAAAACCTAAAAAGATTAAACGAGGAAAGATTATCGAACACTAAATTTAATATAGAACAAGAAAAGGCTTTAGGATTAGATACTTTCGAAAGTGAAAAAAGACTATTACAATTAAGAATAGATTTTTATAAAAGATTTGGTAATAACTTCTTAGCAGAAATAAAAGATCTAGAACGCGAAATTACATTATTAGAATTAGCAGAACAGAGAAAAAGAAACGAACAATACAAAGCTAATTTACAAAAGAGGAGGGATTTACTCAGATCCGAATTAGGTGAAATAGTAACTATCATAGAAACTGATCCCGTTTTTGCTTTATCTAAATTATCTGATGAGTCTGAAAGGGCATTCGGAATTCTGGAAAAATATTCTGGTGGTTCTAGGGATTTAACAAAGGTCATAAAAGATTTGGAAAAAGAAGGATTAACTCCTTTGGCAAATCAGTTCAGATTGTTGGGGGATTCTGCTAATTTCGAACAGTTCCAAGCACTGATAGAAAAGTATTACGGCACCCAACTTAAACAAACTATAAAAGGTGCTATAGATGCTGTAAGTAATTTAGAAAGCGAATTCGAATCGATACCTGTATTTTTCGAAAGACTTTCTGGAGCGGTTACTTCAGATCAACTACAAATTTTAGTACAAACGCAATTCAACACCATAAAAGCAGAACTAGAATCATTCAGGGAAACTGCAGAGGATGAGGTTATTAGGTTACTAAATGCTGGGGCTATTACAACAGAAGTTGCAGACGAATTACTGAAAGGTATAGAGGATGACTTCTATAATAAATTAGCAGCCTTAAATAAGCAATATTTAACAGCCACAAAAACAGCAATTGAAGAATCATATAAAGAATTACAGTTAGCCTCTACCAAGTTAATCAACCAGACAAACAGGGATCTTAAAAAACTAGAACAACCATATGTTGGTTTCAAAGGATTTTTAAAAGCATTTAGGGATGATCGATTTAAAGAGGAAATCGCATTAAGAAAAAAATTAGTCAACAACGAAGAAACTGCTATTAAAGACCAAATAGCAAAAGTCAAAGAACTAAGGGATGCTGGTGTAATTTCAGAAGTAGATGCTAAACTACAAATTGAAGCCTTAGATGAAGAACTGTTCAAGAATCAGTTAGCCAGACAGCAAATTTTAACTGATGAAAGAATCAAAGGTTGGCAAGACACGGTATTTCTTATTAATACTGCTGCAGAAACGCTAGAGGCTTATGGTCAATTTTTACAAGCAACAGCAGATTTACAGATTGCAGAACTTGATATAGAAATTGCCCGTAGAGAAAAACAGCTTGAACAGCAGTTAGAGGGAATTACTAATGAAGAAAAAAGAGCACAGGCTACGACCAAGGCAGATAAAGAAATACAGGCTCTCAAGGACAAGCAAACAAAAATAGCAGCTGAAAACCAAAAGAAACAAGCAAATATTGATTTTGCCCTTACCTCTGGTCAAATAGTAGCACAAACTGCACTTGCTATAATGAGGGCTTTAGCACAGCTTGGACCTATAGCAGGTGGTGTAGCTACAGGTTTAATTTCAGCTACAGGACTTTTACAACTTGCAGCAGCAAATAGAGCAAGACAAGCAGCAATAGCTCAGGCAGATGCATCATTGGCAGGAATTGGTGAATTCACAGGTTCTAGTGGAGGTGGCAGAACACAATTTGCAGATGGTGGTTATGTAAGTGGACCAGGCACAGGCAGATCAGATTCTATACCAGCCAGATTATCCAACGGTGAGTATGTGATTAATGCCAAATCCACAGCAGCGTTTTTGCCAATGCTGGAACAGATAAATAATGCAGGAAGACGCTTTGCAGAAGGTGGCATGGTCAGCAACGGACCAGATCTAACAGATATCCTAATGAGAATAGAAAGAAGATTAGCTACACCACCTAAGGCATATGTCGTATCATCAGAAATACAAAAAGGACTAGACTCTGATGAATACCTACAAAGAAGAGCCCAATTAACTTAAAATTATGTTTAGATCAGTTTACAAAATTATCGAACTACTTATTGACGAAGAGGAAGATGCACTATTGGAGTCTATCTCTCTTGTTGATAAGCCAGCCATAGAAAGGGATTTCATGTATTTCTCTAAAGAGGCTAAACCAAAGTATTACTTCGAGGATGACGAACAGCGCATTGTCGTAGGACCGTGCATGATTCCCGATATGAAAATCCCAAGATCTGATGGTGGGGAAGTTTACTATGTTTACTTTACCAAAGAGACCATTGCTAAAGCAGCAGAAATGTTCTTGAAACATAATCGTGCTTCTAAGCAGAACACAGACCATAAGGACAACTTTACAGAGGACATCTACCTAATGGAGTCTTGGATTATAGAAGATGAATACGACAAGACTTACACCAAGTATGGTTTCAAGGATCTACCATTAGGCACTTGGATGTGTAAGATGAGGGTTTTGGATGACAAGGTATGGTCTGAGGTTAAGGATGGCAAATACAATGGATTCAGTGTGCAAGGAGATTTCCTATTGGGCAAGGAGAGATACGAAAAAGCATTTGCTGGATACAAGCGTAAGTATAAGAACGTGCGTAAGAAATGGTCTAAGCTATACCAAGGCTTAACCTCGGAGGAAAAGCTACAACTAGACCAAATACTATTTTTGGTAGAACTCAACGAGATGGACTATTTCGAAAACCCAGAATTAGCAATTAAGAGATCTAAGGAATTGGGACTGAATGGTGAGATTCATTCACATTACGATGAGGAACTAGGAGTGCTTATCTACATGCCGGGTAAAAGCCACGAGGCATACGAAGAAGCTATAGAAAAAGAAGATGAGGTTATCGAAGAGGAAATGAACTGGGAAACACCAGGCATTCCTGATTACACTAAACCAGGTGCTACAGGTGATGCAGTGCAAAAACCCATTTCAGAATTAGGATTTGTTAGTGTAAACCCAGGTGAATCTAAAGAGGACTACATTGGCAGATGTATGTCAAGTCTACAAGGTGAATTTCCTGATGAAGACCAAAGATATGCAGTTTGTATAACCGAATGGCAAGGGGAAGCACAAGAGTTTGCATCTTACACCCTATTGGAAAAGAGAATCATATCTGACTTCTTACGGGATATTAGAAACCAATACGGTCTACGCTTTGCTGCTGTAGAAGATCTAAAGGTTGGAGATGAGGTAAGCTGGAAAACAGCAGACCAGAATCCTAGAGGCCGTATTCGTGAAATAGTTCGTGAAGGTTCTAAAAAGGTGCCAGGTAGAGACTTTGAAGTAAGCGGAACACCAGATAACCCAGGTTATATTATAGAGATCTACACAGAAAATGCAGAAGGCAACTGGACACCATCTGGTGAATATGTAGGTCGCAAAGCTGATTCTATACTAAAGAATGTGCAACTGTAAGAAACCCACAACCAGTTATAATAACAAATGGATCTTATTCCAGAACAACTGGTATAAGGTCTACACCGAAGATAGGATTAGAGGCGTGATTGGCTTTATCCTCGAGGGTAAGCTTGAATGGATAAGACCAAGCCGAATCGAGGGAACATCAGACACACCACCCTAAAAAGGGAAAAAAATCGTGCTTTCATATTTACATAAACAACCAAAAATAATTATCAACCAAGATGAACATTTTATCTAAAATCAAAGAGGTTCTTGCATCACACAAGTTTGAGATGTTGGAATTGATGGACGGAGGAATGATCGAAACTGATTCTGAAACTTTAGAGGTTGGTTCAATGGTTCTCGTTGATACTCCTGATGGAAAGATGCCGGGCCCCGAAGGGGAGCATACTCTCAAGGATGGACGAACTATTGTTCTGGACGCTGAAGGTAAAGTGTTAGAGATCAAAGAATCCGATGCACCCGTTGCAGAAGAAATGGACGAAGAAGCTGCTGATCAAGTTGGTGAAGTAAGAGAAGAAATCGTTGAAGAGGCTAAAGATGCTATCGACGAGGCAACTCCTGCTGACGTAACTCCTGAAGATGCACAAGCTATCGCCGAAGAAATCGTGTCTATCGTAGAAGACAAAGTTGCAGAAGCAACTATGGACATGAGAAAGAAAATGGACGAGATGTCTAGCATTCTTATTGAAATGGCTAAGTCACAAGAAGAATTTTCTAAGAACTTTGAAGAGTTTAAGAAAGCCCCTTCTGAAAAATCTATTTCACAAACAGCGTTTGCAGCTGAAGGACCAGTAGACTTAATGTCTGCTCGTATTGAAGCCATCAAAGCTCTACGCAATAACAACTAATAAAATACTAAACAGAAATCATGAAAAAATCATTTGACTTCAATTACGTAGTTTCTGGATTGGCAGACTACACAAATCAGCAGTCTCTTGACCTTATCTCTAAGGCAATTTTGGCTGACCCAACAGCTTCTTACGTTCAGGTAATGCCTGGTGTAAAATCAGCTGAAGATATTCACACTATCGAATCAGACCTAAAAGTACAAACTGGATCTGCTGGTTTCGGTGCTTCAGGTTCTACCACACTTGGTAAAGTAACTCTTTCAGTTGACAAGTGTAAGGTAAATGAGATTTTAGACTCATACGCTCTTGAGTCTAAATACACCCAGTTGGCTTTGAACCCAGGTTCAATCCTAACTGAAGTTCCTTTCGAGCAGTATTTGAGCGAAGAAAAAGCTAAGTCTCTTTCTAAAGTAATCGCTAAGCAATACTGGCAAGGTGATATTTCAAACGGTTCAGGAAACAACGCATTGGTTGACGGTCTTATCGTTGACTTGGGTGGCGACGCTACAAGAGTAGTTGCTGCTACTGGTGCTTCTGACTGGAACTCTTCTAACATTATCGCTTCAGTACAAGAGATGATCGCAGCACAAGATGTTGACGTTGCAGACTCTGATTCAAGAGTAATGTTCGTGTCTCCAGCTTACTACCAAATCTTGGTTGACGCTCTATTCGCAGGTAACTACTTCCACGTAGCTCCAGATACCTTAGTAGGTGGCGAATTCGTATTCCCAGGATCAAACGTAAGAATCGTAAGAACTTACGGACTACAAGGTTCAAGTTCACACAACTTGGCAGTTAACTCTAACGATGCAGTAGCATTGGTAGATACTCGTTACATCTACTGGGGTACGGATCTTGTATCTGATTACTCTAACTTCGAGATTTTCTACTCAAGAGATAACGACGAAGTTCGCTTCATCAGTCGCTACAAAATGGGCGCTGCTCACTTGTTCGGACTATACGCGGTAACAAACTTCTAAGAAAAAGAAGTAAAACCTTTCGTGTCCCCCGGGTAAAACTGGGGGACTTTTAAAAAAAAATTAAAACGACAATAACATGGCATGTAGCAATTTAACCACAGGTCGTAACGCAGCAGCAGCTTGTAAAATTATCGGAGGTGTCGAAACCGTATATTTTTCGAATTCTGAGAATATTACTGCTGTTGGAGTTACTGGAGCTGGTACTTCTGATGAAGCTATCAACTCAATGACGGCGGGTTCAACGGGCTGTTTTTTCGAATTTAAGCAAATCACCGAAACTTCAAGCTTCACAGCAACCCCAAATGCAAACGTTCAGAACGGATCTCTATTTTATGAGACTCTTCTTACCGTAGTCTTTACCGACTATAACCCAACTCTTAGATACGTTATCAAAACTTTGTCTGAAAATAACCTCGTAGCCGTGGTTAAAATGAAGACTGGTGAATACGTTTATTTAGGAGAATCTGGTGGTCTTGACATCAACGGTGGTGAAGGTGGTTCAGGTGTAGCTTCTGGAGATAGAAACGGTGCATCACTTGAATTCCGTGGAGTTGAGCAAGATCCTCCATTGACACTTGACGCTGCTTTCATAGCATCAACTGGATGGACTGACTTGATCAATTCAACAGTATCCTAAACCAAACAACTAAGAACTCACTACCTTCGGGTGGTGAGTTTTTTTTAGTTTTTAAGAAATACCCCAACAAAACATATTTAGATGTATGATAGTCTTCGATAACACCCAGAGTTCAGGGACCTTTAGCATAGTTTTAAGGGATAAAGAGACTCGTGATAACCCTGCTTTGTCTCTAAAACTAACTAAACTGGATGATTTTTCTGTTGATAACTTCACACTTACCAATACATCTACATCTTCAGACTATTATACCTTTACTATAAACCCTAGCACTCTTGAGCAAGGTGGCTATAAGGCAGAAATATTACAAGCAGTTGGAGCAACCGCAGACTGTATAGTGTCTACACCAGAATCTGTAGATGTTCTCACCTACTTCGATTGTGATCCATTGGAATTGGATGCAGAATTCACCGTCAATGCTGAAGCTATCTTTGAGGCTGCGGCACCAACCCAACAAGTCATATGGGT